CAGCAGAACCAGCTTCGGCAGGTACACCCTACAAAATGTATACTTGTGGTTCAAGTACAACTACAGTTGTTCTTGGATTAATCCTTACTAATATTCATAGTTCTGCAGTAACAGCAGAGGTAGAATTAGTTAGTGATACAGGTAACAGAGGTGGTGCTAATGACGTTGCAAACGGCACATCCTTTCTTGTTAAGGATGTAAATATTCCTGCAGGAAGTTCACTTGAATTATTATCAGGTGGTAAGGTTGTATTAGAAGCAACAGATGAAATCAAGATAGATTGCTCTGTAGCAGATAAACTATCAGGAACACTTTCCATAATGGAGATAACGTAAGATGTCTTATATTGGACAAGAACCGAGTGCAAAAGCGTTAACAGCTTCAGATATAGCTGACGATTTAATTACGTCTGCTAAACTGAACTATAGTGAATCTACTCTTACAGATGGATCTACAGTAAACTGGGATGCTTCAACACAAGATGTTTGTAAATTAACTCTAGGTGGTAATAGAACATTGGCTGCTCCTACCAATAATTCTACTGGTCAATTTATATCAATACTTGTAATACAAGATGGAACAGGTTCAAGAACTTTAACATGGAATGCTGTATTTGAATTTAAAGATGACACAGCTCCAACATTAACAACAACAGCTTCTAAAGGTGATGTATTTGTATTTAGATACAATGGATCTAAATGGTTAGAAGTTGGAAGAAATCAAAATTTAACATTATCATAATATGTACGCATTAGTAGTAAACAATTCAATAACTAGAGTTTTCCCTGGTCCAAAAGGGTTTGAGCATAATGGAAATCAATATTCACCAGATATATTTTATAAATGGTCTAAAGCAGAAAAAGAAGCTATAGGTCTTTATGAAGTTGAAACAGATAGTTCAAATAAAAAAGATGACAAGTGGTATATTAATACTAATGAATTATATACATTTGAAAATAATAAAGTTATTAGATCATGGGGTATAGCTACAGCTAAAAGATTAGAAGATGAAAACGCAGTAGATGAAAATGGTGATCCTGTGTTAGATGATGATGGAAAACAAATAATTAACTATGGTTTAAAAACAGAAAAGAAAAAAATTATTAAAGATCAAGCATCAGGATTACTTACACCGACAGATTGGTATGTCGTAAAAGCAAATGAAGTTGAGGGTTATACAGTACCAGAAAACATTACAACTTTTAGATCAGATGTAAGAGCAAAATCAAATGAAATGGAAACTCAAATAGATGCCTGTACTAATGTTGATGAACTAAAAACTTTATACGAATATACAGAACAAGAAGATGGAACAATAACAAGACCTTTAGCAGAATTTCCAGCATTGGAGAATTAATGCCAATAAATAGTTTTTTATATCCAGGAGCTAGTGGTCCACCTGCTCCATATGATGTTGCTAACTCATTAAGATTTAATAGGGGTAGTAGTGATAGTTTAGAAAGAACACCATCAAGTGCTAGTAATAGAAGAACTTTTACATTTAGTTGTTGGTTCAAATTAGGTAAGCTTGCAAGTTCAACATCAGACTTTTATCAACTTTTTGGTGGAAATTCTGGTGGTGTTAATGATGGTTTATGGATTGATTCAAATGATAGACTTTATGTTTATATTGATAGTGGAGAAAGAAGAATAACAAATCAAAGATTAAGAGACCCCAGTTCTTGGTATCATGTCGTTTTAGCAATAGATACAACTCAATCAACTGCTAGTAATAGAATAAAACTATATCTCAATGGTTCAGAAATCACAAGTTTTTCTACTAATTCTGACCCATCATTAAATTATGATAGTGGAGTCAATAATACAACTGTACAATATATAGGCGAAAGAATTAATGATGATTTTTTTGATGGCTACATAACAGAGGCTGTTTTAGTAGATGGTTCACAACTTGACCAAACATCATTTGGAGAGTTTGATTCTGATAGTCCTAATATTTGGAAACCAATAGATGTATCAGGATTAACATTTGGCACAAATGGATTTTATTTAGACTTCGAAAATGCAAGTAGTCTAGGTGCAGATGTATCAGGAAACTCTAATAACTTTACTGTAAATAATTTAACAAGCATTGATCAATCTACTGATACTTGTACAAATAATTTTTGTACCATGAATCCTTTAGATAACCAAATTCAATCTTCAACTTTTTCAGATGGAAACTTATCTTTAACATCAGGTGGAAGTGGTATTGAAACTTATAATACCTCAACTTTTGGATTATCAAGTGGAAAATGGTATATGGAATTAAAACACACTGGTGGTAACAATGTTTTAAGACAATTAATTGGAATCACACAAAATCCAACAGATGATGATGGTCAATATTTAGGCGGAGATAATAACGATAGTTGGGGATATTATGATAATAATGGAAATATTGCCCATAACGCCTCAACAGTAATTACTTATGATAGTTGGACAACAAACGACATTATTGGATTAGCATTAGATTTAGATAATTCACGTTTATATTTTTCTAAAAATGGTACTTTTCAAAATAGTTCTAATCCAGCAGATGGAACAAATCCTATAACAATAGATTCTGGTTATACTTATTTTATCGCTTGGGGTGATTTGAGTGCTGGAAATATGAATGCTAGTTTTAATTTTGGATCTCCAGCTTATTCAATTTCTTCAGGTAATAGTGATGCTAATGGCCATGGTAATTTTGAATATTCTGTACCATCTGGATATTTTGCAATTTGTTCTAAAAACTTAGCGGAGTTTGGATAATGGCTTACACAACTATAGATAATCCAGAACTTTATTTTCAAACAAAATTATATACAGGTAATGGTAGTTCAAGATCAATTACTTTAGATGGTTCAGAAAATATGCAACCTGATTGGGTTTGGATAAAATCAAGAAGTAATGCAGAACCTCATGTAGCTTTTGATTCTGTTAGAGGTGCTAATAAAGAAATAAAACCAAATGAAAATTTTGCAGAATCTACAAGAACAACAGGAGTTACATCTTTTGATAGTGATGGTTTTTCTATTGGTGGTTTGGGTGCTTTAAATGAAAATGGATATACTTTTGTAGCCTGGAATTGGAAAGCTGGTGGCTCTGCATCATCAAACTCAGATGGAAGTACAACAACAAGTATTTCAGCAAACACTAGTAGTGGTTTTAGTATTGTTTCATGGACAGGAACAGGTAGTGCAACAACATTAGGTCATGGGCTTAATTCAAAACCAGAAATGATATTTATTAAAAACAGAGATGCTACTCAAAATTGGGTAGTATATAATTCATATTTATCAGGAACAGAGGGTCATAAAGCACTTTATTTAGATTTAAATTATGCTGAAACAGATCAAACAGGTTTTTTCAATGATACAGCCGCAACTTCAAGTGTATTCACAGTTGGAAGTAATGGAAACACAAATAATAGTGGCGATGATTTTATTGCATATTGTTTTCATTCAGTAAAAGGCTACTCAAAAATTGGGAAATGGACAGGCAATGGAAATGCAGACGGGCCATTTGTTTACACTGGATTTCGCCCAGCTTGGATTTTAAGAAAAGAAATACCAAACGCTGATGTTTGGATTATAAATGACACAAAAAGAAATCCAATTAATAATGAATCAATAGTCCCTTTATATCCACACTTAGCTAATGCAGAACCAAGTGGGGTAAATTTTGATTTTTTATCTAATGGATTTAAAATTAGAAATAGTGATGGTGATTCAAATACATTAAATGCAACATTTATTTACATGGCTTTCGCAGAATCACCTTTTGTAAATTCAAATGGAGTACCTAACAATGCAAAATAAAATTAATTAAGGAGAATAAATGGCGTATATTGGAAAACAACCGATAGTAGGAAACTTTCAAGTTTGTGATGCTATATCCGTAGTAAACGGACAGGCAGCATACACTATGCAAGTTGGATCTACAAACGTAACACCAGAAACAGCTAATCACATGCTGGTTAGTTTAAATGGTGTATTACAAAAACCAGGTAGTTCTTTTACTATCTCAGGTTCAACAATTACATTCGCAAGTAATTTAGTTACGAATGATGTTATAGATTTTATAATTTTATTAGGTGATGTATTAAATATAGGTACACCTAGTGATGGCACTGTAGCTACTGCAAGTATTGCAGACAGTGCTGTAACTACTGCAAAAATCGCTGATAATGCTATTACAGCTGCAAAATTAGCAAGTGGTGTTGGTGGAAAAATTTTACAAGTTGTCAATAATCTTGACACAACAGCTAGAAACACAACAAGTACAACTTTTGTAGATACAGTTGGTAATAGCCTTGATATAACTCCAAGTGCTACTACAAGCAAAGTTTTATTATTATACTCTGCACAAGGATATAAAGCTGGTGCTAACGAGGGTTATGTAACAATTTTTAGAGATTCATCAAATTTATCAACTATAACAGATAATTATTTTTCATTTATCAGATTTGGTAGTGGAACTCTAATGGATCACCCAACTATAATTTTTTTAGATAGTCCAAATACAACCTCACAAGTTACATACCAAGTAAAATTTAGAAGCAGTGGCAGTAGTAATGCTGTACACTTATTTGGAATGAAGTCATTAATAGCATTAGAAGTAGGAGCGTAATATGATTATTGAAGCAATATTAAAAATAAAATCAGATGCACAAGTTACTGTTAACGGTGATAATATAGATACTTGTGAAATAATTTGGCATGATAATAATCCAACAAATATTACAAAAGAAGAAATTAAATCTAAAATGCAAGAAATAGAATATATTGATAAAAGAGCAAAAGAATATCCATCTATTGTAGATCAATTAGATGATATCTATCACAATGGAATAGATGGTTGGAAGACTACTATAAAAGCAGTAAAAGATAAATATCCAAAGGAGTAATAAATGTCAGTATTGTTCTGTAACAATAACTCCATGTCAGCTATAACTAGTACCCCAGATGGTGTTGGTGGTGGATCAATGGTGCTTATATCTACACAGACTGCTAGTAGTTCATCTGCAATATCTTTTACTTCAGGAATAGATTCTACATATAAAGAATATATATTTAAATTTACTGACATACACCCAGCAAGTGATAATGTTACATTTCAAGTAGGATTTAGAGATGGTAGTACAGATTATGATGCTACTAAAACAACTACATTTTTTAGAACATATCATTATGAAGGTGGAGATAATTCTGCAGCTTTAGAATACACAGCAGCTCAAGATTTAGCACAAAGTACAGATTTTCAAAATTTATCAGAAGGAACTGGAAATGATAATGATCAGTGTTGTTCAGGATTTTTACATTTATTCGATCCGTCAAATACGACATTTGTAAAACATTTTTTTGCACGAATTCATAACGCACACGCATTAAATTTTCCTGAAAATATTTTTGTAGCTGGTTATTGTAATGTAACTGCTGCTATAGACGGAGTGCAATTTAAATTTAGTAGTGGTAATATAGACACAGGAACAATAAAATTATATGGCATTAGTTAAATATAACAATAACAGTTTAAGTAGTGTAACAAGTGCTGCTAGTGCTCCTGCAGGTGGCATGACTTTAATTAAAACTTTAACTGCTAGTTCTAGTTCCACATTGTCATTTGTAGATGGTAGTTCAGATGTAGTTTTAGATAACACATATCCTCTCTATTTATTTAAAATTATTAATGCTCACCCATCAGCACAATCAAATTTTCAAGTAAATTTTAGAGATGGTGGTAGTTCTTATGATGCACCTAAACAAACCACAGTTATAAATACCCAACTTAGTGAAGGTGGTTCTGGTGGTGAAGTAACGTATAGTGGAAGTTATGACTTAGCATCATCTACAGGTTTTCAATCTCTCGCAGAATCTACAGGAACAGGAAACGATGAATGTGTAAGTGGAGAATTGTTTTTATTTAACCCAAGTTCTACTACATTTGTAAAACATTTTACTTCACAAGTTAATAATTATTATTATAATGACTATTTCATGCAATGGAATATAGCTGGCTATATAAGTACGACAACTGCAATAGATGGAGTTCAGTTTAAATTTGCATCAGGAAATATAGATTCAGGCACAATAAAACTTTATGGAATAAAGGATAGTTAATGAGTCTTGTTAAATTAAATAATAATGCAGTGAAAAATGTAACCTCTTTTGGTAGTATTGGGAGTGGATCATTAACATTTATTACAAAAGTAACAGCTTCTAGTTCTTCTACTGTATCACTTGTTAATGGATCTAATTCAGTTGTTTTAGATAATACTTACAGAGAATATTTATTTATATTTAATAATATACACGCATCAAACGATGATGTGCACCTTCAGTTTAATGGATCTGATGATACATCTTCTCACTCATATGATGTAATAAAAACAACAACTTCTTTTGGGGCATATCATAATGAAGGTGGGAGTGATTCAGCTTTAGCTTATTCAACGGGTGCTGATATAGCACAAGGAACAGGATTTTCACAATTAACAACAGGGGATACTATGGCGGATAATAATGATCGATCTTTAGCTGGATTTTTACGTTTATTTAATCCAAGTTCTACAACTTTTGTAAAACATTTTATGTCAGAAACAACTGTGTCAGGTGCATCAAATTATAATTCTCATGCTTTTTTTGCTGGATATTTTAATACTACATCTGCAATAACAGCTTTACAATTTAAAGCGGCAAGTGGTAATATAGATAGTGGGGATATAGTCTTGTATGGAATTAATTAATATGATAGATAAATAAGAATGCCAAGGTATCACAATATAAACGGTAATATAGTTCAGTTTACAGCAGAAGAAGAAGCAGCTAGAGACGCTGAAGAACAAGCATGGGCAGACGGTGCTCTTGCTAGAGCACAAGCTAGTCTCAGATATAAAAGAAATAGTCTATTAGCTGAGACAGATTTTTATGCTTTATCTGATGTTACTATGTCAGAGGACATGAAAACATACAGACAGGAATTAAGGGACCTGCCTGAAGGTAAAGATACTGTTGAAAAATGTAACAATGTTACTTGGCCAACTAAACCATAGGTAATTTATTATGTTGCAAAAAGTAAGATTTGCACCTGGATTTAATAAACAAGTCACATCAACAGGTGGTGAAAGCCAGTGGGTCGACGGCGATAATGTTCGTTTTAGATATGGTACTCCAGAAAAAATAGGAGGTTGGTCACAATTAGGATCTGTTCAAATTACAGGTAGAACAACAGCGATTCATCACTTTGTAAATACATCAGGTATTAAGTACGCTATTTTAGGAACAAACAGAATTTTGTATGCATACTCTGGTGGTATATTTTATGATATACATCCCATAAAAGCGACAACATCTTTATCAAATGCTTTCTCTACAACGAATGGATCAAAAACTGTAACACTTACGTTTAGTTCAGATCACAACATAAATAAATTTGATATAATATTATTAGATACTTTTACAGCAATTACTGGTTCTGATTTTACATCTGGAGATTTTACAGATAAAAAATTTATGGTGACATCTATACCAACCAGTAGCACTCTTACAATAGAGATGGAAGAAAATGAATCTGGATCTGGTGCAACAACATCAGGTGGTATTAGAGTGCAACATTACTATCCTGTTGGACCAGCGGTTGAAGTTGCATCTACAGGTTGGTCTCTTGGATCATGGGGAGGACAACAAGCAGGTCAGTTTACATCTACATTATCTTCTTCAATAAATGCTAGTGTAACAAGTTTAACAATGGCTAGTTCATCATCTTTTCCATCTTCAGGAACAGTGTTGATTGGAACAGAGTTAATTACTTATACAGGAAATGATAATAGCGGAACGTTATCTGGTTTAACTAGAGGTGCTTCAGGTACAACAGCAGCAACACACTCATCTGGAGCAACAGTAACAGATGCATCAAACTTTTTTGCATGGAACGCTGCAGCATCGGGAGATATTGTTACAGCACCTGGTTTATGGTCGTTAGATAATTTAGGTAATAAACTTATTGCAACTATTAATGGTGG